GGTAATACCGCTGTCTTCGCTTTGTAGCTCACTCATAGTGTCAATCTCTTGCAGCCGCGAAAATGTCGCGTACATGTACCCTCATTATCACATAGTCAGTATTTATGTAAACCGTTTAACAGATAGGTAAAAACTATAGTGCAGACGTAAAAAAACCGCAATTAAGCGGCTTTTCGCCTTAAGTGTTCTCTAAGTGAATAGCGTTCACGAAAGGTAAGTAGTGGGATAAATTATATCACATCCCATGGAGGCGCGATATCAACAGATTCTACCCGCTTAGATCTGGGATGGCTTGCCGCTATCCTTGCATCACTTAGTTGATTGTAAACCTCAATAGGCAATATAACCGCCTTAAAGTCAGGCTCTCTACTTGCCAGCTTATACTCGATAATACAGCCACCCTCTTTGATAGCTTCGCGTATTTGCTGCCGCTTTTCGTTAAAGTCTCGCGCTGTGAATGTTTTCATTTCTTCTTTTCCTTCTTTGGTTTCTTCTTCTCGCCAAATATACGATCAAAGTTAGCGTCAAATTTATCTTTATCTGTTGGTCTTTGCTTGCTGCCTTTACTCATACCTCACCCCTTTTGATTAGCTTGTATTGGTATATAGGTTCAGCATCAAAAAAGGTTGCCATAGCATAATTTACCATTTCATCTTGATTAACACACACCCTCTCAACATCAAACCCTAGCGCATCACATAGCGCTGTTAGTAGCTTCATTTCGTTAGTCATTCTAATTCCCCCAAAAGTTTCTAGCGCGTGATGCATTAGCTATTTCTAGCGCCTGCCTGTGTTTTAAATCCGCTTCGTGCTTGGAGTTTCTTTCAGCCCTTAACGCATCTGCCTGATCTTTTGGCAATGCATCACACATCCTTTTAAATGCTTCATCTTCTGCAACTACTCTTTTCAGCTCAAAAACTACAGCTTCCGCTATGCCAAACATAATCTACCCCTCTGTTAATGTGTTTAACAGTATACACCAATAAAAGCCCCAGTAAAGAGGCTTAGGTTAATCAGTCCATTTCTTCTTGCTGCTCTGTAATCAATTCTGCCTGTTGCGAGTAAGCTTCTACACCTGTAGGACTGATAATAGCGTCAGCTCCCATTGATTCACCTAGTATCTTCAAGGTTTGCGCCTGAGTGTTAAGATTATCAATAATAGAGGCTTGCCCGTCCATCATGGCCTTGTTCATTGCTTGCTGTTCGCTAGACTGCTGCGCTTGCTGTTTCAGCATTAACGTCAATTCGTCTAACTGCAGCTTATCTGCACTGCTCTGCGCCCTTAATAGGCTGTCTTGCTCTTTAATGCGTAGCTCTTCCTGCTTAAGCTGCGCCTTAACTTGCACGTCAGCCGTCTCAGCCTGTACGCGCCCTATCTCAGCGTCTGCTATCTTCTGCTCTGGCGTTTGCTCTGGTGGCTGTTGTGCTGCTGCCTGTTGAGCTTGCTGCATTTGGTCGCGTTCTTCATCAGTCAACTGTGAATCAGGGATAGTGCCGCTTTGGATTAATCTCCCGCGTATACGTTCAGCCGCTAAATCAGCACCTGGCGCTTCAATGTTCTTAAGCTGTAGATCCGCTGTAAGCTCGCCAAATCCCGGGATAAACTGGCTTAACTGTGCAAACGCTTCTACTGATTCCTGTTGACGATTCTTAAACGCCTTACCAACGCTACAAGTAACGTCATATTTGCCTTGGGTTAAATCATTAAGCTTGACTGTTTGACCTGTCGCCATATCAACAACGCTTTTGTTTAGCTCTATCATTTCAAATGAACCATCCTCATTAAGCATTCTTTTCTGTGCTGTTGAGTCGTAACCATCAGGCAAGGCATTAACTATAACTACCGCTGTACGGCAAATAGCGACCTCTTGCGGTCTAAAGTAATGGATTGTGCCTGTGTCCATCTTGTTCTGTAGCGATTGGATAGCAACGCCAGACATGCCGCCACCACCTTCGCCATTTGCAAGAGGTGAGCGTGATGCTGTGGTTGATATATCATCAAGGCTGTTTTGTATTGCTTGCTGTACGCCACCTTGAATAACTGCGCCGCCAGATCGTTGTGGTGCGCCAGGGGCCATTGGATCAGGAGTATAGAAATAAGCCCTTTGTGAACTCACCGACATATTCTCCATCGCTGCAAGGTCAGCAGGCACTTTAGCTTGCTGCCTGCTTACCCATAGCGCATCTGGTGGCGATAGCGCTACATTCTCAACCTCAGCCGACCTAAACGTATTGTAGGCTCGCTGTGCATCCATCAAATCACGGATAGCCCCCTTGTAGATTACCTTGCCATCAGCAACATTAAAGTTCCCGTAAGTAGGAATGATAGGCAAATCTTTAAATACCGTATCTTGTGCGTCTGTTAAGAAAGCGCCACCATCAAATAAGCGGCTAACAATCTTATAGCTTTTCTTGTCTCGCTCTCGATCTATCGTTATGCCCTGCTCTGCCAGATCATCAGCGATAGTTTCAAATTCTTCATCACGCACATATACTGAGCCGTCAGTCATCTGAACTAACTTTTTAGTAATCGGTTGGCGGTAGATAATGCGGCCAACAGTAATGAAGTCTGGCTTATTCTCAAACGTATCATAAGCTCTATCGCTACCTATTGATTGCTTGGAGCCATCAGGGAATTGTGTTTCGTATTCGTCAGGCGATAAATTATCTAAACTGAATACATGACGTGCATCGCTTGCGTCTTGCTGTATCGAAGCGGCATCAAACCATACACGGTTAACGTAATCAGGAATCCAATCAATAACAAAGTCTTGGTCGAATGAATCAGCATCAATCCAATCCATCTTGATTTCCCAGCCACCAAGACCAGTAGCAACCATATCGCGGCCTGCACTGGCGTAAACACGACTAGCATTGCTCATAGTCTCAATGTTACGGATCAACCCATCATAGGTCTTAGCCAACTCTTTTGTAGCTTCACCACCGCTAGGACGTATCTTGATGTCAAAGTTGGCCGCATCCATTTCGCCGACGATACCATTAACAACCACGTTACACTTATCAAACGTGCCCCGGTACTTGTCGCCCATCTTCTTCTTGGTCGTTGGATCCCATTGACCATCTTTAACATAAAGAAAGTCACGCTCCTCTCTCACCATGTCGCGCTGGTCAGAGTCAGCATCTTGTGATTGCTTTAGCTGTTCGTTAACAACTGTAATATCTTTATAATCTAACATTTTCTCACCAAGGGGTTTTATAGTTCATTGCTATGTTTTGGTTTTGATTAACTGGCTCAGCGAACGTTAAACAAAGCGCATCCCCATCATCTGGAGAATAACCATACTTTGATTTAATACGCTCTTTGCGCCATAGTACCATTCTATCATGCGAATCGCGATCATAGGGCGAGGCTATAAGGTCGGCATGCAACTCGTCGTCATCAGGAATTTGTACTTCAAGGTTTTCATCAGTAAGCCACTCATTACATAAACCCCATATTTCACCGCGTTTATTCTTGTAGCGCTGATCATCTAAAGGGGAGGATCCAAACCAAATAGCCTTTACTCGATCTTCATATCCCAATTCATGCAGCCGATCAACTAAGTCAGCACCACCGCCCGCGTCTATAAACATCATGTCAGGCTTTTTCTTTGCTATCGGGCATACTTCATCTAATACGGCTTTACACTTCGATACAGCCTTGCCAAGCGAATCTATCTCCTCATCCTTCCACGTCTTAAGATCGTAAGCTTTTCGCCCATGTCGCTTAATTAGGGAGAATCTATCGCCACCCCTAGATGGATCGACTCCAACTACGAGAGGACCACTACCATTAACCTCATTGTTTCTAGCCTTAAGAACATAAGAGGCTTTTATTAATCCATCGCCACCAGATACCTGAAACGCTTCTACAGCATTAAATGGGTATTCTTGCATGAATGCTTTTTCGCCATCCATGCCGCCTGCGCTTAATTCGATTACTTTCTGCCTGCGCCACGCTAGTTGATTAGGGTTAATGCCATAAGCCTCAACCATAAGCTCCTCATCTTCACTAAGAGTGAAATCTTCGGGCGCTTGCTTAACGTATTCTTCCTGCCAATACCAAGGAATAAAAATAGGAATGAAATCACTCTCGCCGCTTTCTGCTAATTTCCATTGTTCATGGAAGAAGTTGCCAACGCCGTTAGCGGTTGACTCGTAGATTATTTCTGTACCATTGGAGTTGGGGACGGTTTGCAAGATGCCTTTAGCGTGTTCAGCAGCATTAGGCCAGAAAGCCACCTCTGAACCATGAAAGAATTGATTCGTTTGTGATCTACCTACTGACTTATTTCCTGCTGTACCGATCTTGTAACCGCTATCGAGCTTATCAAAGTGCAGCTCTTTACTATTAGATGCTGATAGCGTGGGCTTTACTGGGGCTGGCAGATTGTCGTAATAGCGTTTAGCCATTTCAAACAGTGTCTGACTTGCCGCTTCTTCTTGCGTGAGAATAAAGGCTCTAACACCTTTGGAATGAGTAACGCGCCATATAAACCTTGCTTCCGCATAAGTCGATACGCCTTGCTGCCTACCCTTTAGAACAATAGCGCGAACTCTGCCGGTTTCTTTTAGCTGTTTTTCTAGGATGTCGTGAATATATAACTGGGCTTTGTTTAACTCGAAATATTGGATCTTTTCTTTGCCGCGTATCTGTAGGCAATTCTTAGCATAAAACGTAAGATCGTCTTTTAATCGTTTACGCTTTGCCAACTCTAAATCATTCGCCATCTAATAATTCTAACCAATCTTCATGGGGTTTGTGCTGTACCTCGCCGCTCAACTCTAACGCCTTAAGTTTAGGTGTAGTGTATTGCGCGATCTTATCCCAAGCCTCAATAGAAGCCTTTAAATCATTAATCTCTGATACGGCTGTAGTTTGCCCATGTATTCGCATAGCTTGCTCTGCCATTCGCATAATAGGATCAAAATCATCCCCATACATAGCCTTCAAGCGGTTCGATAAAAAGTCTTTACTCTTGTTTAATGCGTTCTTTGGTCTTGCCATAGTATTTTATAGTTATGCTATTGATATGTAATAACATAACACTCCCCTTTCTATTGCCGTATTTAAGTAATACGTAAACTTTACTTTATTAAATGCTTATTTGAAATAATTTAAACCTGCGAGAACTAAAACCGCTACCATCAGCAATGGAAATCCGATCTTATCCCATAGATTTTTACTGTTTGACTGATTCGACTCTACTGTAGTCAATCTGTTTGAGTGATCTAAGATTGTCCGGTTTAGCTTTTGCCCCATCTCTTTTTGAGTTGTTTCAAGCTTACCAAACATCTCGCTACTATGATCCATCGATGTAGCCAACCTGCCCAACTGTATAGCCACCTCATTCAAGGGTTTTATCACGTTATCGTGAGCTTCCTTATGGTTTGCGTCTACTTTTTTGTGTAGGTTTATAATATCTTCGTGCATACAAGCGTTTCGCTATATAAATGGGTATAGGGGCCGCGCTAAGACAAAATATCATCAGCTCGGAGTTCAATACCACCCATTCTATCATAAGTCACCGAATATACTAAAAAAGCTAGAAGTCCATACATTATCTCATAGTAGAAGCCATCCATTACCCCTTTAGGGATCATTGTATCCTCTACAGCTAGAATAAAATATGCCGCTGAATGTGCAAGATATGGAGTTGATGCTGGAAATGATGATTTAAGTGCCATATTACCAAAAACTAGGCTTAAATAGGCAAATAGTATGAATATTAACTTATCATCCATAACGTTAAAAAAGGTATTAAGTGCCACTACTAGATAAATTGATATAAGAAAGGCCGAGGCAGTATTCACTAATCGCGTACTATCTGAGTATTTAACCATTACCGCTATTGATAATAATGTGAATATCGCCGCAGTGATCACGCGGTTTTCTTCTTCGCTTTCTTCGTTGGCGTTTTAACGGCTACTTTTACAACCTTTTTAGGTGTTGCTTTCTTGGTTGCTACCTTCTTGGGCGCTTTCGCTTTATCCTTCGGTTTTAATATACTCATGTTACTTCCCCTTCATTGAGTGTGTTTTCTCTTTTGATCCAAGGCTTGAGCCAAACCAAAAGCTTAGTATTTGAGGTACTGCCGCTGTTAATACGCCAAGCAGTATATTGACCACATCACGCATTGATTCCGATATAGCTACGCCGCCAGAAAACAACATATAGAGTATTGCAAAATAGCCGGTAATAAATATTGCCGACAATACGATCTGAGGCCAAATATTAACTTTAAACAAAGCCCGGGCACTATCGAGGTCTTTTATCTCAAGCGCAAATACGTCGATATCTAACTCGCGCATTTTAACCTTGAACTCGCTATCTATCTTCTTAAGCTCCGCAAGCTGCTCAGGATTCGCCCCTATAATAAAGCTTTCTAAATCCTTACTGTCGCCACCGTCTTTACCTAAAAGCTTGTCAGTGAGGAATTTAGTAGCAGCTCCGCCCATTGGGCCACCTAATGCCATACCTAAAGTTGGGGCTACCGCTTTAACTATATCTTGCCAGCTCACGACATATTCTCCTTCCAGTTTAAATACTCGCTATACGGATCAATGATAGCGCACATTATAGATGTAAATACTATTGATGCGATTAATATGGTCATAACTTAAACAGCTTTGTTAGAATTGCTGCCAGTGTAGACTTCCACCAAGGATATGCCGGTGGATTCTCTATACAGTAAGCGTAATCTCTTGCGTGCCAATACTCATCTTTCGACGGTACTTTCCTTCCCATAGTGGCTTGAGCCTCGCAGAATCTCATGTATTCTTGCGCTCTCACTGCATTACATAACTCAACTGCTATCAACGGCCCACAAATCATATATCCCCCTATTGTTAAGCTGCTTAGATTGAGAGTGCTGGTTCGGGATTATCCAGCATTACAGCCTTGTTCATATTTGCCAAAGATGACCTGATACCCGTAGGCATAAGATATTACTTAGTCAGCATCATTCGCCATATCGCGGCAACCCAACTAGCGCATCCGATTACGCATTACTCTCATCTAAACATCCCATGTTAACCAAGAGTGCCGAGTGCATTATCTCGAACGTTTACCGTGCAATCAATTACGCGGCCTGCAATACTCTTGGTTGTATTATATCATTTTCGTGACGCTAAGAAAATAATTACATCGCGCCCCAATGCGTTAACGAATAATGATTCCCGTCATTGAATCGGCCACCCCAGCGGCATAGCTCGTGCTGCTCTTCCCACCACACCCCCAATTCTAAATGGTCGGATGTTTGTGTTTGCCATTGACCATCTTTGAATAGGTTTAAATCTTCGGCAAGCTTTAGTTTGTGGCATGAATTCTTATGACCATAACCTTTCTTTTCGCCAAATTTTCCATGCACCCTGGGATCACGGAATGCATCGCCCTTGCGTATCTCAAACCCTAATTCATGGGCTTTAGCGTACAAGCTTGGGGTTAGTCGTGCGAATAGTTCTTGTTTTTCACCTAATTTCATAGCTCAGCCTCTCAGTTTCTTTAAATGTCGTGATCGCTTAAGGAATATCTTTTGTAGTCGACTCAAGTAATCAATGGTAAAACTCTTCGGGGCATTATCGCATTCAAGTCTTTCTACCCTGTCGACTCCGATTTTTTCAATCAGTCTAATGCGATAGTCGACGGCATTCCCTGAATTGTACCGGTTGCACTTCACGCATTGAGAATGAATGTTGAATAGGTTGAATCTTAGATGTCCAGCCGCGCCTCTACTTCGGTAATGTCCCGCGTCAATAGTGCCGCCTGCCTTTTGTTCTGGATATGATCCGCAGCTTATGCACGATTTACCTTCATCCCTTAGCCTAACGTATGAATTTACAGCCGCCTGAGCCTTTTTAATCCAATCGCGTGCAGTTAACAGGCTTTCTTTCTTCTGCTTAATATCGCGCTTATTTTCCTTTGTGAGCTTTGCTTGTGATTTCTCTATCCCGTATTTGGATGCATGACTAAAATCACAGAATACACCTAGCGGCACTTTTAGCATCGTCTCGGCTTCTTTGTACTCTTTGCAGTACCTACACCGCTTTTTAGCGTTTGCCATAACTAGCCCAGTTATTTTTAATTCCTACGATCCATGCCGCAGTATAGAAAACGCTTAACGCAAGCATACCCCATTGATCCTGCTGCCATGTCACATAAAGCCAGAAAGGTTGACCAACAAGCCCTACAACTGGCGCAACTTGATTACACCAATCATTTTTAACCTGTGTAAATAGTATGGCAACCCCACCCGATATAGCGATAACTGCCTGATCAATCACTTATCACCTCCCAGCCCTTAAAATTATAGTTATATTTTATCTTACTGCGCTTTACCGTTACCGGCTCATGCGTTGGCAGATCGACCATTACCCACCACCTAGACATTGAGCGAACCTTACCGCTCCATGGTGCAGATAGGTTTAATATTTTATCGCCTGCTTTAATTTTCACGACACTAGATGCTTAATCGTTAACAACAATAAACAGCCTATAAAAAGTTTTGCGCCAAGCATTGACCAACCTACATAATTACCCGGGCAAGTAAGGGTTACATTAAATATGCCGATTTCGTGATATGTTTGCTTTTCCATTGCCGCCCATCGCTTAATGTTTTCAATCATCTTGCCCCGCCTCTATATATTTAATATTCACGCTTCATTACTCAAAAACGGGTAATCTGATTGCATGCAATTCAAGTATTCTTTTTTCTCTTTGACGCTCATTATCGACGTTACTGCGAAGCTATCCATAGATTGATGCTTTATCTCTAACCCGGTAAGCTCACCCTTGCTTGTCTTGTACATCATTGAACTGTCAAACCTATCTGTCACCGAAAAAAGCAAGTCTCTAAATGGATCGCGGCGCAATATTGGAAGCCCATAATTAAACTTGCATTCTCGCTCTACGTCTTTACTCGTCACGTCACCCCTAAAATCAGCTATATCTTTGTACCATACCGATTTAAGCGCGTTCTGCGACAATGTACGCTTGCCGCTGTCGATCTTAACCCTTGCGTAATTATCTCGCTCATAAGCCTCAGTGATACCGTCACGCGCAGTCTTTAACGATAACGGATTGTTGACTATGTAAAATTCGCCTTGCATCAGTCTTTATCAACTTCTATCATTTCTTCTACAGGGGCCGCGCCATCTATAACCCCGAAAAAATCACTATCAGGAAAGTTTGCGGTTATTTTATACCGCTTACAGCCAGCACACTTCGTACTCGGCGTGGTCGTCGCATAAAGCGCTTGCCTTGGGTTGTCAGGCCACACATCAACATAAAAATCAACTTTCATACCAATACCCTTTTCATTTCTTTACCGTGAATGTTTCCCGTGTTTCAGGGTGTTATGCGTCAACTATCAGAAAATCACTTTTAGGGTGATCAATTCCAGTTAACGCGATAAGAAAGCTGGCTGACAATAAAAACAAATAAATTACCAAAGCTCTCCACAAGTATGCTCTTCCTTCAGACTTTAAAACTCTAAGGCCAATATTGTCTTTTTCGCAATATCTCCAGCCCACTATAAGCCAAGGATTAAACCATCGTAAACGCATAACAACTTCATCAATTTGACTCATTCCGCTTCGCTCCTATTACTTTACCGCTTTACGCATCTGCTCATGGAATAGAATATCTTGCTTAGCAAGGCATCCCAATATCACAATCTCAAACCGCTCAGGCTTATTGTTGTGCATATCGACTAGCGTTGATCTTGCCCACCCCATATCTACGGCCTGTTTTAGATACTTCATACCCATTGATTTCGCTTTCTTTGCTGCTGTCATTATTTATGCTCGCATTTATTTTTATTGGCGGCTTGATTGTAGGCTTTGCTGTAATATTTATCCCACATACTGCCAGCCATCGACCTACTATTTTTCTCGAAGCCATT